TCATGGGGGTGCATTTCTTCAATCCGGTGCCCGTGATGCGGCCGATCGAGCTGATCCGCGGGCTCGCCACGTCGGACGAAACGGTCGCCGCGGTCGAGGCGTTCGCCGAGAAGCTCGGCAAGCAGGTGGTGCACGCGAACGACGCGCCGGGGTTCATCGTCAACCGCGTGCTGATGCCGATGATCAACGAGGCTTGCTTTGCGCTCGGCGAAGGCGTGGCGGGGGTGCGCGACATCGACCTGGCGTGCCAGCTGGGGCTCAATCACCCGATGGGGCCGCTGACTCTGGCCGATTTCATCGGGCTCGACACCTGCCTCGAGATCACGCGCGTGCTGTTCGAGGGGACCGGCGATCCCAAGTTCCGGCCCGCGCCGCTGCTGGTCAAATATGTCGAGGCGGGGTGGTTCGGGCGCAAGACCAAGCGCGGCTTCTACGACTATTCGGGCGCGGAGCCGGTGCCGACGCGCTAACCAGACCGGTTATTCCCCCTTGACATCGTCACGCTGTTCTGGCACATAACGGGAACGATGACGAATTGCGAGTCGGGCCGGACGCGGTCGGGGTGATCCCCCGGCGGCGGACCGGCCCGATCCATTTGGGGGATGGCGCATGGGAGCGGGGGCGGGCGGGAAAGCTGGGGGCCGGTTGCAGGTGCGCAAGGCCGCCAAGGGCGGCTGGACGCCCGCCAAGCGCGCGGCGTTCCTCGAGCATCTGGCGGCGACGTGCAATGTCGCGGCGTCGGCGCGCGCGGTGGGGATGGCGCCGCGCGGGGCGCATGCGCTGAAGGCGCGCGACGCGGTGTTCGCGGCGGACTGGGCGGGGGCGATCGAGGCGGCGTACGAGACGCTTGAGGCGCGGTTGCTCGCCTATGCGCTGGGGGAAGTTGAGGGGGAAGCTGAGACGGAGTCTGAGGCTGAAGCTGACGGGGATGCGGAGGCGGAGTTGCGCGGGGCGCATTTCGATCCCCGGGTGGCGGTGCAGGCGCTGGGGTTCCGGCGGCGCGATGCGGCGGCGGGCGGGCGGGGGCCGTCGTGCAAGCGCGCGACGATCGCCGAGGTCGAGGCGGCGCTGGTCGCCAGGCTCGACGCGATCGCGCGGCGCGGGCAGGCGGGTGCGGCGGAGGACGGGTCGTGAGCGCGGGGGGTATGGCACCGGTCCTGTTCGACCGGGGGTTGCTCGTGCGGCTGGCGCGGCTGTCGGCGGGGGATCGGCTGGCGGTGCTGCGCGCGCTGCCCGAGCCCGAGCTGCGCGCGTTTCACGAGAGCTGGGCGATCTGGGCGATGCCGGGGCAGCGCGAGCCCGATGCGGACTGGCATGTCTGGCTGATCCGTGCGGGGCGCGGGTTCGGGAAGACGCGCGCAGGCGCCGAATGGGTGAGCGCGGTCGCGCGCGCGACGCCGGGCGCGCGGATCGCGATGGTCGGTGGGACCGCGGACGACGTGCGCAAGGTGATGGTCGAGGGCGAGAGCGGGCTGATCGCGGTGGCGCAGGCGGGCGAGACCTATCGCTGGCGACGCGACGCGGGCGAGTTCGTGTTCGACAGCGGCGCGCGCGCGTTCGTCTATTCGGCGGAGGCGCCCGAGAAGCTGCGCGGGCCCGAGCATCATGCGGCGTGGTGCGACGAGCTCGCCAAGTGGCGCTATGGCGACGCGACCTGGGACAATCTGATGATGGGCTTGCGGATCGGCGAGCGGCCGCGCGTGCTGGTGACGACGACGCCGCGGCCGGTGCCGCTGATGCGGCGGCTGCTGGCGTTGCCGGGGCTGTATGAATCGCGCGGGGGGACGGGGGAGAATCCGTTTTTGCCGGCGTCGTTCGTGGCGGCGATGACCCAGACCTATGCGGGGACTCGGTTGGGGCGGCAGGAGCTCGACGGCGAGCTGATCGACGATGTCGAGGGGGCGCTGTGGACGCGCGATTTGCTCGAGCGGCAGCGGTGCGGGGCGGACTTCGCGCTGCCATTGCTGGTGCGCGTCGTCGTGGGGGTCGATCCGCCCGCGGGGACGGGGGGCGATGCGTGCGGGATCGTCTGCGTCGCGCTGGGCGACGACGGGCTCGCCTATGTGCTCGAGGATGCGAGCGTCGCGGGCCTGTCGCCCGAGGGCTGGGCGCGCGCGGTGGCGGACTGTGCGGCGCGGCACGGCGCGGACCGGGTGGTCGCGGAGTGCAACCAGGGCGGGGAGATGGTGCGCAGCGTGCTGCTCGCGGCGGACTGCGGGCTGCCGGTGCGGCTGGTGCATGCGAGCCGCGGGAAGGTGGCGCGGGCGGAGCCGGTGGCGACGTTGTACGAGGGGCGGCGGGTCTTTCATGCCGGGGCGTTTCCGGCGCTGGAGGACGAGCTCTGCGGGCTGGTGAGCGGGGGGTATGTCGGGCCCGGGCGCTCGCCGGATCGCGCGGATGCGCTGGTGTGGGCGCTGACGGAATTGTGCTTGCGGCGGCGGGTGAAGGTGGGGGTGCGGGTGGTTTGAGGGGGGGGGTATCGCCTCCTCCGTCATCCTGACGAAGGTCAGGATCCAGGGTTGCGGGGGGTGGCGCTGCTTGGCTCTGGGTCCTGCCTTTCGTCAGGATGACGGGTGGGGTGGGGGTTCGAGCCTCACGTGCCCTCACCCTCCCACGCTTTGCGTGGGCCCCTCCCTCTCCCCCTGGGGGAGAGGGGTTTTTGTTACGGTTTTTCGGGAGGGTTTTATGGGGTTGTTCGGGTGGAAGTCCGGGCGTGAGGGCGCGCGGCCGGCTTTGTCGGGGGCGGGGAGTCTTGGCTGGGCGGGGGCGGGCGGTGTTGCAGGCGCGCGGGGGTACGAGGCGCAGGTGCGCGAGGCGTATCTCGGGAATGCGGTGGCGCAGCGCGCGGTGAAGCTCGTCGTCGAAGGCGTGGGGTCGGCGCCGCTCGACGGGTCGGATCCGGCGCTGGTCGCGCTGGTCACCGCGCGGTCGGGGGGGCAGATGCTGATCGAGACGGTGGCGGCGCAGCTGCTGCTCCACGGCAATGCCTATGTCCAGGTGCTGCGCGATGCCGATGGCGGCGCGGCCGAGCTCTATGCGCTGCGGCCCGAGCGGGTGAGCGTCGAGGCGGATGCGGGCGGGTGGCCGGCGGCGTATCGCTATGCGGTCGGCGCGCGCGTGACGCGGCTGTCGGCGGATCCGGTGCGGCCGCAGGTGATCCACCTCAAGGCGTTTCATCCGGTCGACGATCATTACGGGCTGGGGTGCCTCGGCGCCGCCGCCGCCGCGGTCGGGATCCATAATGCGGCGGCGCGGTGGAACACGGCGCTGCTCGACAATGCGGCGCGCCCCTCGGGGGCCTTGGTCTATGATCCGGGGGACGGGTCGGCGCTGTCGGCGGACCAGTTCGCGCGGCTGAAGAGCGAGCTCGAGGCGTCGTTTGCGGGGAGCGGGAATGCGGGGCGGCCGATGCTGCTGGAGGGCGGGCTGAAATGGCAGGCGCTGAGCCTGACGCCCGCGGACATGGATTTTGCGGGGACGCGGAGCGCGGCGGCGCGCGAGATCGCGCTGGCGTTCGGGGTGCCGCCGATGCTGCTCGGGCTGCCGGGGGACAATAGCTACGCCAATTACCGCGAGGCGAACCGGGCGCTGTGGCGGCTGGCGATCCTGCCGCTGGCGACGAGCGTGCTGACGGGGATCGCGCAGGGGCTGTCGGGCTGGTTCGAGGGGGCGGCGCTGCGCGTCGATCTCGACCGGGTGCCGGCGCTGGTCGAGGACCGCGAGCGGCTGTGGGGGATGGTCAGCGCGGCGACGTTCCTGAGCGATGCGGAGAGGGGTGCGACAAGGGCCTTGCGACGTGCACGACCCGGTTTGCGAACGCGGTGAATTTTCGCGGTGAGCCGTATCTGCCGGGGATCGACCTGCTGACGCGGTATCCGGGCGCATGAGCGCGGAATTGGGTGCCGTCGTCGAGCGCGCCGCGCTTGCCGCGGTCGGGAGCCGGTTCCGGTTGCACGGCCGCGCGGCGGCGACGGGGCTCGACTGTGTCGGGCTGGTCGCGCTGGCGCTGCGTGCGGGCGGGTGCGTCGTGGTGGTGCCGACGGGCTATGGGCTGCGGGGCGGCGATCCGGTCGCGGTGGCGGCGTGGCTCGATCGGGTGCTGGCGCGGCGGGCGGGTGGGGATGCGGGCGCGGCGGGCGACGTGCTGATGCTGCGGACGGGGCCGGCGCAGCTGCACTTCGCGGTGCGCAGCGCGCGCGGGATCGTCCACGCGGATGCGGTGCTGAAACGCGTGGTCGAGCGGCCGGGACCGGTCGCGGAGCCGGTGCTGGGATGCTGGCGTCCGGCCGTGCAATCGGGGGAGGCATGACATGGCGACACTGGTGTTGACCG